AAATTCTTTCTCTGCACTTTCTAGTATTCTTTTAGCTTTAGCTTCGTTTGTAGAAGCAAGTTTACCTTTACCTAGTAGCTTTGAAGCTTTTTCCCTAGCAGATCTTTTTCTAGAGGCTGCCTTTTCTAAAGCAGATTCCCCTAATATGATACTCTTAGACTTGGCTTGCTTTTTACTTATTCTGTTAGTTACGACTCGACCATTTTTCAGCTTTCGTAAATAAGGAGATCTTTCTTTCTCTAAGCCTAGAGTTCCCTCTCTTCTTCCTATTTTAAAAGTCCATGGGCCTTCAAATAAACTACCACCTTCTACTGTCTTTATAATGCCATACCTTTTACCCTCAATAAGAAGCATGTTTCTATATGCCTGTCTAGCCTCTGTTCCAAGATAACCCATGTTCTGGTACTCGATAGCATTTTTAAATGCTTCAGGGCTCATTTTAAAGGGGTCTAGAGCCATGACTACATTAGGGAAGCCTATTCTCTTTTTAACTGTGATTTTCTCTCCATAACTATTCTCCCTAGATTCAGTAGCATAGATGCTTTTCTCTGGAAGACTTGTATCTGCAAGATCGACAGCTTCAGAAGGGTTTTCTGCATAGCTGACTTCAGTTCGACCAGGTGGGATAAACTTTTTCCTTTGGGCAGAGAGTGTCAATCCTGTAGTACACTCACCACCATAAGAAAAGTTATGAGAAACAGATTCAACATAATAGAAGCAATCATTCTCTTCTACATAGATAGGATAACCTGGCTTTAATTCTGGTCTTAGAGGAATAGTTATGCTGCAACCCTCTGTTGCTTTGTTAGCATTATCTAAAGCAACTACAGAAGCATAGAATGCTTTTCGAGCGGAATTGTAGAATGTTGTGTCAAAGGACAGGCTCTTCCATCCATACTTGGCAACAAGCTTGTAGTCTACATACATTCCTTTTACACCCCATTCACCTTCAAGGTTAGTTCCCTTTAAGTTCCTAAAAGGACCACCAGAACAAATGACATAGGTAAATTCGGGTTCATTGTGTTCATAACTGATAGATATAGTGTCTTCTCTATTAATCCTATATATTCTATCTTCACTCGTATCCATATTATACATAGGGGGTTTGAATACAAGATCTCCATCCATATCTTGATAAAACTCATATCCTACTTTTTCAGCAACTTCTTGAGCTAAACTCAACTTACTGCTGAACTGTGACTCCCAAAAGTTAACCTGTCCTAATGAACCAAGATCAGTAATGAAGCTCTGTAGAGATAAGATATTAACAGCATCTTCTTTTTCACCTATGATAGAAGGAAGCTGTCTAACATCTAAAGTACGCAAGGTTCTACCTTGAGGGTCATGTGCTATGAACCCAGCTTTCATTAAGTTTGAAAGAGCACCTTTTTTAGCTTTACTATGTGGCTTAAGCTGTTCCTTAACAACTTTCTTAAATTCATTGTCCCTACCCTCAGGAGTAGTGTCCACCAAGATACTTTGCTCTAAAAGTGTGTAAGCCCTACCAGAAGCACCGAACATTCTTAAACCATAAAGACCATTGCCCCACCTATTTTCTAGGTATCTTAAGTAAAGAGAATACTTTTGTTGCCCTGTTGAGATTTTACTAAGTAAGTTGTTCTTCTTTTGGAGAGCAAAGCCTGTACCCTCTGGAGAACCACCAGTGTCTCTATAAAGGTCATATATAATTTGGTGGGCTGTCATATTTGTATATACATGACCATTTAAACTAATAGACCCTCTAGCTTCTTTAGGGTTTGCAGCAAAGAATCCCTGTTCAGTATTTATCATCTGGCTATTCCACATACTTAAGATGTTGTTTGTGGAAATACTAATAGAATAAGAGTTGTCTTTATTGTCAATGCTCACAGCACTAATGAAACCATGAAAGACAGGATAATAAGGTCTGGTTTCAATGCTATTTAAATCAATCTCTTCACTACCCTCTCCCGTAGAAAGTGTTGCAACTGCACTATCTGCTTTCAGAGAAAGGTCTTTAGTCTTAAAAAACCCCCTAAAAAAGACTTTAATCTCAATGCCTGTTTCAAGAATGAATTTACCATCAACATAGACAACATCCCCATAACTTTTTGGGATGACTAAGTTAATGCTACAACTAGCTCCACCACTATCAATCCCACCACCTACTGAAACAGAAGTTATGAAAGAAGAGAAATCTATTTTATTTTTGCAAGTAGGACAGCCTGGTAATGTCGTATTTCCATTAAACTGAACAATGGCATCTGGTGTCCATGATACAACTGTCCTATATTTATTCTGTATGTCTAGTGACCAAGATCCTGCAAATGGCCTTTTATCTACTTTCATTTTTAGATCCTTTAACTAAAGTCATAATCATCTTCTTGAGGTTGCAACTCTTGAGAAGCATCCTTTTCCAAAACAGATTTCTTAGTATTGAACAAATTAGGTGTAGGCTCATGCATAGGTAGCAAGAAGTTTCTAGTTTCAAAACCTTCTTGAGTATGTTTGTAAACTTCAAAATCCATTGAGAATTCGATGCCACCATTTTGTTGGCTTTCTCCAACAGAAAAACTTAGAGAAGTTATTCTACCTGTCCACCTTTGACCATCATAATATATGCTTTGAGTACCAACAGCATGGTTTGCCCTACTTCTCCCAAGTACATCACGAATCGCAGCACTGTTTCTATAAACAGCAAGGATGTTCATGAGCTGTCTCCACCCAGCACTGTCTCTCCTTGAAGCAAATTGTAAACCTGTCAACCCTGATACATTACCATTTATATCTACAAGCTCTCTTCTAGCCCTACCTGCTATAAAAGCACCTATGGTACAGCTTATTTGTATCTTTACAATTTGCTCTCCCCACCTATAAAAGACAAATCCATACCTCGTGGACTCAGAGAAGTTTTGAACGCTCTCATAAGAAAATCCCATTGTAGTTGGGTTTATTAAAAAAACAATTGGAGGTGTTGCTCTGATTTGTCTGTCTTGAGTGGCAATAGATATAAGTTGATCTCTATCAACAAGACCTGCATCCACCCTTGACTCTAGCCCATTAACTCTGCCACCTCTTATAGGAGATTTTGCAAATGTAGGGATTCTAGGGCTGTACTTTAAATCCTCATAAGACCTTATCCCTGCCATTCCAGGAGAAGAATATCTAGCACCACTAAAAGGCTTCTTCTTCCCTGATTTAACATAGTCACCCATAAAAGGTGCATCTATTGTTAAAACAAAAGGAGACATAGATCTAAGATGCTGTTGATTTGTAGGATCTAAAGGAATTGTCCCATCGTTGTCTTCTGGGAATAAGAAAAAGTCTTCAGAAGTAGGAAGCTGAAGAAAAGGCTGTGTGTCTATGGTAGCTTTCATTATTAAAGCCTCCTAATAGATTGACTTCTTACACCATGATATTCTCTCTCAACCTGCATAGCGAGACTTACCTTAAACTGATAAGGAGTGGTTGCATCGTCTGTCACACTGAAAGATTGAAACCAGCCAAACCAAGTACCACCATCAAAGGTCACTTTAATCTTACCCTGTAAGACAATTTGACCGATACTGTCATAAATAGACCCATTGCTATGGAACATCGCTAAAAGGTCTAAATACTTGTCATAAGTAATAGTATCTCTACGAGTACCACCTATGTTAGTACCACCCTCTTCTAAAGCAACAGGTCCTGTGATAGCACTTAAGCCTGTATAGGGTCTAATAAAAGCACCAGAAGCAACATCTATACTCAAAGTGGTAGGTTCATCCCCCCAATAGTATTCAACAAAACCATGTAGTGTCTGACTCATAGACCTTTGTTTTGTGTACTTGTATTCTATTTGCTCTGGGTTTGCGTGTAGAGTCAGCTTTATGTCATCTGGCAATAAAGAAGTCATCCCATCAGGACTAACAATATCAAAGATAAAAGGTCTTATTCCTAAGTTAGCATTTTCAATGTCTTTAGTTATGTGAGATTTTATCATTTGCTATATCCCTGAACAGAGTTCTTGAGTTTATTTATTTCTCTAACTACTTCTTGAGCAACTGCTTCTGGATTCTTAGCACCATTAACAGAAATGTTAGCATTGATAGTATTGCCACCAAGCATATTCTGTATAGGACCATTGTCCTTGAAAGCCATTACGGAGTCTTTGCTATTTATTGGATATATTTTTCCTTTAGAATAGAACCCATCGTTAAGCTTGACTCCCATTTCTAGCAGTTGGCTACCTGTATATCCATATCCCTCAAGGTCTGCTCTTGCTATGTTTCGCTGGTTAATTCTCTTTGCAAGCTCAGTTGAGCTCTCATTGTCTCCATATTTCAAGCCGATGGTACTTGCTAAGGTTTTTAATTTGCTTCTCTTTTCTACTTCCAAAGCTAACTCAGCAGCTCTCTTTGCCTCTTTTTCTTTTTCTTGCTTTATAGAGCCATCTTTCATTATGGCTTTCTCTTCCTCTACAGCAGACTTCTTTGAATTATTTGGTTCACCAGCTTCAGCAAGTATCTCAAGGTATTTGTTTGAGTCTTCCATCGCATTTAGAGTTTGATTGCCTTCTTTAGTCTCTGATTCATATGCTACTGTCTGCCCACCTTTTAGATACATATCACCTTTTTTAGTATAGCCAGCTCTTGCTGCCAACTCTTCTGTACTAGCCACATGAACTTCCCCAGCTACCATTGTAGCACCAGCTTTTTTCCTCTCTCGGGCGATGTCTGCATCGAACTTCTTTTGAGACTCACTTTTTTCACTTGAGTAAACTTTGGTGGCTTTCATTGCCTCCATTGCAGAATTGTTTCTAAGACTTGCTGTAGTTTGCTTCCCATCAAAGCTATAAGTGTTAAGAACTTTAATCTGCTCTGAGACTACCCTGCTTGCTCGATTCAGATCTTCAAAATCTTTTTGCTCTTGTGCTAACTTATCTTTAAGAAACTGTTTTTTCTTGGGGTCTTTAGTTCGAGCTAATTCAGCCTCAGTTTTAGAAAGAGATTTATGCTTCTCTCTAGTTCTTTCTATTATGCCTTCTTTTCTAGAGTTAAGATCTGTAATGAGGTCTTTTTTGAGAGCTTTTGTTTCCTCAGATTCGTCAGAGCCTTTTGAAAAACTCCAGCTAACTAAAGACATAAGAGCACTAGAGATGTCCATTAAGATCTGTCCAAGATATGCATTGATCTTATCAGCAACACTTACAGTGGCACTAACCTGTTCTCTCAATAGTTGTTCTTGAGTGAGATCAGCTTTTCCACTTTTGTTAATAGTTTCACTCTGGGCTAAAATAAAAGTAGAGATGTCATCCACCAGAGCCCCCGATTTAGTCATCAGCTTTCCATCTTTAGTTTTTAGACCCATGTTGGCTAGTCTTTCTTCATCTTCTTTTGAAATGTCTTTTTTCTTTGCCAACCTTTTCGCAGTACGAAGTTGACCTTTATAAACCTCTTGCAAGTCTTCAAATTGTTGCATTTGATCTTTATTCAAGTCAGTGAACTTCATCATTTGTTCTTTTTCTAGATCAGACATTGTAGCTAGAGTCCTACCTCCTAGATGAGTTTCAAGTCTTGCATATTGTGCAGCTAGACCAGCACCTGCACCCATAGCATCTAAACCCTCTGAAATATCTGTCCTACTTGCATTCTTATCAGCACCCAGAGCGAGGTCTATAGTATTTGAAAGCTCTCTACCTAAACCTGCTGTTTCTTCACGCTCTGCTAACTCTCCAAGTATATCTTCTATCTGTGTTTGCGACATATTTTGAATTGACTTAATAAGACCTTCATTGCTAGTAGTATCTATCTTAGCTTTGTTTAAGATACTCATTCCTTTTTCACTTTTACCAAAAGTCCCCAATAAAGCATCCGCAGATCTTTTGGCTTCTGCATCCAATATTTTCTTTAACTTTTTAGGGTTCGTAAGCATTTGTCTTTTTATTTGCTCGAGATAACCCTCTGATTTTAAGTTAGCTATATTACTAAGGAAGCCAGAGACTCCATCTGGACCAACGATCTTACCTAATCTTATAAATAAAGAACCTGCTTCTTTGCTTCTTAGATTCATATTATCAAGAGTGCTTGTTAAGTTTTTAACTTTTTCATAGAAGTTGTTAGTAGAATATCCAGTTTGAATTGCCATATCTCTAATATCAGCAAAGTCACTTACCATGCTTTTCAATGCTGACCCATCTTTTATAGAGACACCTATTTCATAAGCAAAAGACTCTGCTCTGCTAACAGCTTCCTCCATAGTAATGCCCATCAAGACTGATGACTCTTTAAGCTTGACCATTTGATTTTGCATTGCTTTAATGCCTTGCTCACCACCACCCAGAGCTCTAAATCCTAAATTTGCAGCGTCTAAAGATCCAGCTAGACTTACAACCTCATCACTAGTCATCCCTAAAGTGTTTAAGAAAGACCCTCTGGTAAATGCTTTTCTAACATCTTTTAGACTTCCTGCCAGATCTCCTTGTTTGACAGCCATCATGTCTGTAGCCGAGATACCTTCAAGGAGAGACTTGTTCATATCTTTAACTTTGCCTTCAGCCATCACAAAGAGTGAAACAACAGCAGCAAGTCCACCACCTACCACGGCAAATACTTTGGCGAGTTTTGCCAAAGAAGCTGCAGCTTTCATAAAGCCTTTTGCTTTAGTATCATCTGTTTCTTGAGATGCCTTTTGCTCTAACTTCCCAGCTTGTAAGCTTGCGAAATTACTTAAAGACCCAAATAAACTTTTAGGTAGATCAGAGAGGTCGCTAACTTTACTCTCTAAGAGATCCATCCCTTTGTTAAGAGAGCCCATTAATTTTTCTTCAAAGATATAACCAGCTTTACCAAGTTCTTCAACTTTTGCTTTTCTGTCTTCAAGATCTTGCATATATGCTTGGCTTGATTTCTCAAGCAACTTATTATATTCGACAATTTCTTTTTTGCTTTGTTTTTGCCTATCTGCAATGGTCTTAAAAGATGAGGTCACACTAGCAAGTTGTGCTTTGGCAGCGTTTAATGCCACCTCGTCACCCTCCCTTTTTGCTTTTTTGGACATTTTCTGAAACTTGTCGACCTGATTCATCATCAATTTAAGCTGGCTATCTAAGCTATCCCCAAAGCCTTTTAACATTCTAGTTTGGGCTTCGTTATTTCGATCTGATGCTTTGCTTTGAAGATCTCTGATTTCACCAGCAATCTCTGCAGCTTCTTTCATGGAGTCTACAGATTTCTTAAAGACATCTGTCTTTGCAGCTTTATCTAAGGATTCAAAAAGCTTTGTGTAGTCTGTAGCCATAAGTACCTTCTTTAAATTGTGGGTAGTTTCCTGTTTGAGACTTTATCCATGAGAGAAGTGTTTTCGGATTTAACAAGTTCTCTTGCGTTCAGATACTTATTAGAAAGAAGCATATCATATTCTTCTCCCTCGTTGACCTGAACAGCTTTTTTAGATTTAACAATCTGATCAATCTCGGTATCAGAGAAAGCTCTAAGAGGTGAAACCATAGATAAACTATTCAGGTTGTCTTTCATCTCTTGGTATTGGCTTTCTTGGTTAGAAACAAACTTCCGACCATTCCTAAGAAACTCATTTAGCTTTTCTTTGTATTCTCTGATTTTAATATCGTGTTCGTCTTCAACACCCTCAACCCAGTTATAGTACTCTTTTTGCATATCCTCAGTGATTTTAGATTCTGCATCTTCTCTTTGAATTGCGATGCCTTGTTCAGCTTTTTTTAAGACCTCTTCTCTATACTTTTCTTCTTTATCTCTTCTTTGTTCCCAATCTTTTTGTACTTTCTTAACCCCTTTAGGGTTCATAGCAGATGCTTCAAAGAAAGTTCGACTCCATGCATCCTCGACTTGTTCTTTTCTATCTTCAACTTCGTTAAAGCTTATCCACTGCATATGGATTTCACTAAGTTCATTTTTATATGGCATCTTAAACCCAAATTTGATTGAGTGATTCCACCTTCTCCAGAGATACCTTGAGGTTGAGGTGTAGCAAAAAGCTTCAAAAAAGGTAGATAGCTCGCTGTGTTTTTCTACAACTTTCCAAAAGTGAGGCATAATCCTTCTTTTGATTTTAGGACATGCCTTAATCTCTTTGAGAAAAGAATAATTGAGGGATTGAGGTATCTCAAAACCTGCAATGGATTCTAAGCAAACAGCAAGTAAGAAATCTTCTTGATCACTACCTACATCACTGTAATTCAGACTTCTGGAGTAGTCTTCTGGATTAGGTACTCTGAAAGAGTATTTAGAACCTTTGCAGGTTAGAACCAACCCCTGCCCACCAGTGGATATGTAGTAATATAAGTCATCATAAAACAGTTTGCTCATTGGAATCTTCTGAAATAGAGTCTAGATTTTGTGCTCGAACAATTTCTTCAGCTCTTTGCTTGAGTTGCTCAGAAGTAGCTTCAGTATCTTCAACATTTAACTTTAAAGACTCATCCATCTCGGATTCGATTTCTTCAGAGAGTGTAGTATAAGCTTCAAAGATTTTAGAGATAACAGGCCGACTCCAACTTTCTATGATCTTCAAAACAGCTTCTTGTCGAGAGATCTTAATAGGAACACCAGAAGCTGTTTTTTCTCCAGTCTCTAGGTCTTTAAGGTTTCTTAAGTCCATAGAGTTTACTTGAACAATAGCCCTAGACAAGGTTTCTCGTCTAAAGACATCTGCAAACTCCATAGCAAAAGAAGCATCTTCTGTAATGTCTGGAAGAAGCTTTTGAACTTCTGTCTCTTCAATAGGTGTTAATATTCTAAGAGTGACAGAAGTACCAACAAGGCTAATTGTTTTTTCTTTTTTACACATCTCTGTTAAAGGAGACATGAGTTCTTTTAACTCAGATAGATTTAGGCTCATATTTTATATTATCCTGTATTTTTTAAGGGAACGGCTTCCCTATTGTACCACTTTAAATCTTAAATCTTAGGGAAGATTAAGGTTTGCAGGAACTTGAGCAGCCGCTGCCGCTGCTACAACAGGATTAACAGGGTTAGCTGGTTGCTCTCCACCAAAGTTTCTGTCTGCACCTACTGTAAGTGAGTTACCACCTAGTCCAGAATAGATGATAGAAGCTCCTTGACCCAATGTAGGATCATTACCTGTAGCCATGAACTCACCATATGTAGAGTAAAGGTCATGCACATCTGTAACACTAGCACTGCAAGATTGACCTATGATACCACCATCTGTGGTCATAGAACCAAATGCAACTTCTGTAAGCCAGCAAGCCTCAAAGTATGTGATAATTGCTTTGTGCTTTTGAGAAGGGTTACCACTTGAATCTTTATATTGGTCACCACCAGATGCATTTTGAGCACTAAAGTCAATGTCTTTAAGACCCTCAGAAGTAAGACCCTCTGCTTCTTGGTCAGCAGTAGTAGAAAGAACAATCTGTTGCTCAATATCAAAAGGCCATCTATGTTGTTGGAGTGTACGAACAGGACCATCTACACCACCTGCATAACCAAATGCTTGGTGACCATTTGATAGATATAGGAGGGTTCTCTCCATACTAACAGAGACAACACCTGTCACACCAGGTACAAGTTCTGCGATCTGATCACCAAAACCAATACCTCTAACCTCAGTTACATCCCTAGAACTAGAGCCAGCATCAAAAGAGTTTACAACACCGATTTGATAAAGAAGACCCTCATCACCACCATACACAGGTGTGAGAATACGAACTTTTTGAGAGATAACAGCCCTAGTGTTAGGGCTTGAGTTGTATTTATAAAGAGAAGAAGTGCCTTGCACCCCAGCATTAGGGTTTCTATCTGTATTTCCCATTGAACTTTCTCCATTTATGATTGAGTTGTAATTCATTTATATTAAGCTTATAAAGAAACTATTAGAGGAGATACTGCTATGGGTTATGGTTTGATTGCTGCAAAGAAGAAGAAAAAGAAAAGAAAAAAAGATCCCAAGTATGTTCATGACAAATACAAAGAGATATTAGACAATCAGAAAGAAAAGGATGAGGGCAAGGCTAAAGCAGTGGCTTGGTCTATTTACTGTAAGTATAAGAATCCTGAAAGCCCTAGATGTAGCAAGAAGCCCTCAGAATACCTAACCAAGAAAGCATATAGCTCTCCACAAGAAGAAAATATGTACAGAAAGAGAGCACAGCTTGTAGGTTCGATTTTAGATCAATTCGTGAGCGAAGCACTTCTAAAGTCTTATGACATCATTGAACAAGAGTCCAATTCAAAGTATGTGGAAGAGCTAGCTCTTTATATGTGGACTAGAGGGCAAATACCTCATTCTTTGGTGAGCATTAGCTCTGAAGCTAAGACTCTAGGCTCTATCTCTAATGAGATACACAGAGAAAAAAAGCCTTCCAGACTACCTACGAGAGAAGAAAAGAGAGAAGTATACAAGATTCTCCGCAAGGTCTTCATCTCCATCTATAAGGATTCATCTGTTAAAGTTTGGGCGAAGCTCTACAATGTAATTGGAGACTTAAATCTTACAATCATTCAACTAGAGATATTATCTTATGATAACAAGGTCAACACACCTAGCCTTTATAGTGATTTACTTGGGATTATTCTTGGTTAAGGTTCAATAATTTTATAACAAAGGTATTCTATAAATAAAGGAGTACCTATGTTAGATGATGAACGAATAAAGAAAACAGTTGAGAAGCTTAGGCAGATTCGGGCTAAAGAAGATTTAAAGCCCCCACCTTGCTCAATACTCAACACACACCTGCCTAATGGAGCTGAACTAAAACTAAGACAGTATCAGATTCAAGGTATTTTACACCTTCTGGCAATGCCGAGATTTGTTCTAGGGGATGATACAGGTTTGGGAAAAACCCTACAAACAATCGCTGCTTTGTCTTATGTCTGGGATAAGAATCCAAACATAGCTGCTGTTATATGCACCACTAAGTCAGCAGTGGGGCAATGGGAGAGTGAATTTGATAAGTTCACCAATGGTGTGACAGTATTCAAGTGTTTGGGTACAAAGAAAAAGAGAGAGAAGATTCACAAAGAGTATCAACTTTTTGAAGGTCCAAAAGCTCTGATCATGGGGTACAGAACAGCAGTAATGGACTTTCAACACCTACAACATATGGTAGGTCATGTAATGGTATTTGATGAAGCCACAAACTTTAAAAATGACAGAGCACAAGTACATCAAGTATGTAAACACTTGGCTGGTTCAGCAGAGAAAGTTTGGTCTTTATCTGCGACAATCATTAAAAATAGACTCATGGAAGCATGGGCTATTTATCAAGTAACTGTACCT